ATTGGGTTTCTTGCACGGCCAAGCAGCCATCGCCTGAGATGTGCGACGGTATCGACAACGACTGCGACGGCGAAATCGATGAAGGGCTTGATTGCCTCTGCACAATCAAAGATATTGGAACTCTTTTTCCTTGTGAGGAAGCTCCTTTACTATGCGGCTCCGGCTATAAGACCTGTGAATGCAAGGATGCTGACTGTACTTCTTTAGGTTTTACTGCTTGCTTCGCTCCCTGTTATTGGATTGACCCTAACGATCCTAATTGTGACATATACGGAGGAGCCCCGCTTCCTTATGAGATGTGCAATAACCACGATGATAACTGCAATCAATTGATAGATGAAGATTTGTACGATTTTTGCTATACCGGCCCTGTGCAGACCTTAAACGTTGGAACTTGTGTCGGCGGCCAGGTAACGTGCAAGAAAGGCCAGTGGGGCAACTATACAGACGACGGTTATTTTGTCCTTGGGTATTGCAAAGGTGAAGTAACACCTGCCCTTGAAGACGAATGCAATGGCAAAGACGAAGACTGCGACGGAAAAGTTGATCAAGATAAAGAGATGCAGGACACGGATATTTTATTAATTGTAGACTGGTCTGGATCGATGGGCGCTGAAATCGAAGCAGTGTTGATCGCTCTTAACGAGTTTGCAAAGAACTACTCAGATGAAGAAGTTATTCAGTGGGGGCTCATTGTTGGCCCACGAACCCCTAATGACTGGGGACAACTAAACTATCTTGATCTTGTAAGTGATCTGTCTCCGTTTCAAGATTTTATGTATAATTTTTCATCTTTAGATGAACAAACTATGAACGGTCAGTTCGAAATGTTGTATGATGCATTATATCTATCTTTACTAGATCTCTCGTCCTCGGAGCCTTGGGGCCTCGATGACCTTACTTGGACAACAATGGTAGGAAATATAATTAAAGAATCAAAGCCCCCTCTCAAAGACTTTAAGGTTTCGTGGCGACCTAATGCAAAACGAGTCATTATTGTGTTCTCTGATGAGCACGGCCAAACTTATATGATCCCCAAATCAGTTGCACAGGGTGGAAGCTGGAATGCCAATGAAGATGGAGTAACACAAGATATATTATTGAATATGATTAAGACTGCACCAGATACTGCTATCTACACCTTTAGCACCGAGTTGAGTAAAGACTCATCAATGCCATACGGTGATACAGGATGGGGGCCTTTATCTACAGCTTCGGGAGGCAAGTGGTTTAAGCTACAACACAGTCCTGCCGAGATGTACAGTAATCTTATGGAAATCATTGACGCCGAAGTTTGTGGCGAATAGAGGATTAAATGGACACTATCATTGGACTCGGTGCAGCCGGGTGTAATATTGCGGAAAAGTTTGCAGAATATCCACAATACAAGATTATAAAAATAGATTCGGAACGTCGCGCCTTCGATTGGCTCAATAAAGATTTTAAATTACTCCCTAAGCAAGATACCCCTGAAGAGTATGAGGCCAATTGTCCTTTCTTTGATGATATGATTGAAGAATCCGGTGACGATATATTGTTTGTTGTTGGTGGCGGTGGCAAAATATCCGGGGCATCCCTGCGTCTTTTGCAGCAGTTAAGAGAAAAGAAGGTTAGCATTCTCTATATACAGCCTGATACTGATCTTCTGGCTAGAACTGCCAAGATGCAAGAGCGCTTGGCCTACAATGTCCTGCAACAGTATGCCCGCTCCGCTGCTTTAGAAAGAATATACCTTGTCAGGAATACTGACATCGAAGCTATCCTGGGAGATATTTCTATCACAGAATACTATGATAAAATCAATGATTTCCTGGTCTCAGCCATTCATATGACAAACGTATTTAGGCACACAGAGCCTGTCACTTCTAATTTTGAAGACCTTAGCCCAATTTGCCGTATCTCAACATTTGGTATGGTCAATTTAGAGACAGGAGAGGAAAGTTTGTTTTTCCCCTTGAAGTTTCCACGAGAAAAGCTATATTATTATGCAATAAATGAGGAAAGCTTGAGGGAAGACAGGGCTCTCCACAAAAAGATAATGCAACAGATAAAATCTAAAATAGGTAATGAAGAAATTAGCGTAACTTATGGAATTTATTCCACTGAATACGAGAATGATTATGTCTATTTGGTTTCTAATGCAAGTTTTGTCCAAGAATAGAAAGATTTCTGTTGACTCCTAAATCATAGGCGGTATAATATGCTTATTCATGATCGCCAGAGCTACGAAGAGTATCGTGACTCGGTGTTTTATTTTATTGAGAAGCTTGGAAGATTTGCCAAGTTTACTTTAGCTAAATTTACAAGGAGAATATAATGGCTATTAATATGGAAAAGATGAAGCAGAAGCTAGAAAATCTGCAAGGAAACGGAGGTAAAAAAAGCTCCTTTTGGCGTCCACAAGACGGTGAACAAGTGATCCGCATTGTACCGACACCAGACGGAGACCCATTCAAGGAATATTGGTTTCATTACAACCTGGGCAACAACCCTGGTTTTCTAAGTCCAAAGAAAAACTTTGGCGAAGATTGTCCTCTTGATAACTATGTCCGTGATCTTTACCGCCAGGGTGATGACGACAGCATCAAGATGGCCAAGAACCTGTCTGCACGACAGCGGTTCTTCTCTCCAGTGATTGTTCGCGGAGAAGAGGAAGAAGGCGTCCGTATTTGGGGCTTTGGCAAGATGGCTTATCAAGAGCTTTTGAATCTTGTTCTAAACCCTGACTATGGCGATATTACTGATACTGATGAAGGAACCGACTTGGTTATCAAGTATGGAAAGCCTCCTGGGGCACAGTTCCCACAGACTTCCATTACGCCACGTCGTAAGACCTCCAAGCTTTTTGACGATGAAAACAAAGTCAGCGAAGCTCTGAATGGTATCCCTGATTTTGATCAAGTATTTGAAAAGAAAACTCCTCAAGAAGTTCAAGGAATGCTGGATGAATTTATTGCCAGCCAGCTAAATGACGACGACGCGGAAGAATTTTCCACAGAAAGTCAGAAGTATGGTGGCGATGCTATCGACAGCAAATTCGACGAACTGATGAACGAGTAAGTGCGCCCGCAGGTAGGCATGGGGTTACAGATGTCTTATAACCACTTATAAGGATTTTAAATGAGTATGATTGAAGAAGGACATAATGTGAAGGTCCATTATAAAGGCACATTAACAGATGGCACTGAGTTTGATAATTCAAAAATGCGGGGAGAGCCCATTGAATTTCAAGTTGGTGCTGGGCAGATGATTAAGGGATTTGATAATGCTGTTAAAGGAATGGGCCTTGGCGAAGTAAAAACGTTCACGGTCCCTTCTGGAGAAGCATACGGATCTGTAAACCCAGAAGCTATTAAAGAATATCCAAAGACCGTTTTTCCACCTGATTTTACTTTCACGGTAGGAGGAATGGTTCACGGAACAACTCCTTCTGGAGAGCCTGCATTGGCCAGGATTGTTTCACACGCCGACGAGTCTGTGGTCTTAGACCACAATCATCCCTTGGCAGGTGAAGACCTCACTTTTGAGGTTGAAGTGATTGAGATCGAGGGCGAATAGTCTTTGACGCGCAGGGGTGGGCACGGCGTTACAGGTGCTCCCCAGGTTTTAAAGTGCCTGGATTAAGTCCATATTGGCCCGAAACTTTAAATTTTGATATTTTAATATAAATTTTAAATAAGGAGAAAATAAAATGTCTGTTGAATTAATTGGGAAAGCTAAACTCCCCACTGAAGTTAAAACACTTGGTAAACCTGGATGGTATGGCGAGGTTGATGTAAGCATCAAAAGTCTTGTCAATCGAGAGACTAAGGCACCACACGTCAAGAAGCTGCTTAAGGATGGCTTTGACTGGAAAAAGTT